GCACCCTCTGCGTGCGCAGCCCCATCCGTGGCTCTACTGCCTTGTCCTTCTGCATGAGATCCGCTTCCTGAGGCTTCCGTTCCTGCTCCTTCGGCATGAGAATTTTGTCCACTTGCTATTGTGCCACCGCCCTCTGCGTGAGAATCTTGTGCACTCGCAGTCGTCCCAGCTCCTTCAGCATGAGAATGATTCCCACGTGCTATACTACCTGCTCCTTCAGCGTGTGATTCTTCTCCTATTGCTTGTGTTCCAGAACCTTCTGCATGAGATTTTTTCCCAGAAGCAAGTGTCCAGCCTCCTTCTGCATGTGCACCAACTCCAGTAGCTAAATTACAACCACCCTCAACATGGGATTCATCACCAAAAGCACAGGAAAACTTTTTTTCCGCAACTTGTTTTTTCCATAACTCTTCTATCGCTTCTTTTGTGCTGTAGTCTTCTGTAAATGTGTCAAGCCTAACATCGGAAAAACCCTCTGCATGAGAACCTTGTCCCGACGCAGTGGTTCTCATACCTTCAGCATGAGATGCCATTCCGCTTGCTGTACCACCATAGCCTTCGGCATGAGATACTGACCCGCTTGCTGTACTGCCTTCGCCCTCAGCATGAGACGTTTGTCCAAGCGCTTTTGTCCGACCACCTTCTGCATGAGAACTTCCTCCGGAAGCTATAGTATTATCTCCTTCTGCATGCGCATAATTAGGTTGAAGTGGCGCAGGTACATTGGCAGTTGGTTTTATACCCGCTATTGAGCCTCCTCCTTCTGCATGGCATCCCGGTCCAAGAGCTTGTGTTCCGCCTCCTTCTGTGTGTGAATAAAATCCTTCAGATATTGTGCTTAACCCCTCTGCATGAGAACTCTCCCCGGAAGCTGTAGTATTTTTACCTTCTGCATGAGCGCTGTCTTTAGAGGCTGTGGTATGATAACCTTCAACATGTCCGTGGACTGCATTAAGATCAATTAAATTTCCTCCACCTTCTGCATGACCGGCTTTTGCCAAAACAGTATTACCAGTACCTTCAATATGTGCACCATACGTGCTTAATCCACTATCTTTTTTGCCTAGAGTATTTCCAGTTCCTTCAATATGAGAATGATATGCTCCATATGCTGTATTTCCTGCACCCTCTACATGGGTTGAATGACCACAATAATTATCTATAGTTGAATCTTCTGCTCCAGAGTAAGATGAGCGAATTTTATTGCCAGATCCTTCAACATGAGAATTAGTTCCACTTACAATATTACCCGCACCTTCGGCATGAGAGGATGATCCATAAGCGCTATTACCGCTATTCTCTACGTGTGATTCATAACCAGCAGCGAGTGTGCCGCCGCCCTCTGCGTGAGAACTTTGCCCGGATGCGGTAGTCCTCATGCCTTCAGAATGTGAGCTTCTTCCTGAGGCTAAAGTTGCTATACCTTCCGCATGGCTACCTTCACCCGAAGCGACAGTGTAAATATATGTGGTTTGATTATTATATGTACTAGTAGAATGCATACCCTCAGAATGAGATCCATTACCTAAAGCTTTTGTACCTAATCCCTCTGCATGGGCTCCAGCCATTGTTGCTTGATTCTTTTCATTACCTGCACTTAATCCCTCTGCATGAGAACCTGATCCCGATGCAATTGTATTAAGACCTTCGGCATGCGCGCCTGTTGCAGAGGCTATAGAACCATTACCTTCTGCATGACAGCCTTGCGGACCAGAAGCTTCAGTTTGCCAACCTTCTGCATGAGAAAAGCCTCCTTTTGCTTTAGATGCAAATCCTTCGGCATGATCTCCTGTGCCCTCAGCAGAAGAATTTATTCCCTCTGCATGAGTATAGTCTGCTAAAGCCGATGTACCACTTCCTTCTGCATGTGAACCGGTCGCCTTCGCTTTAGTCTCAAAACCCTCTGCATGAGAAAAAGTTCCCAAAGCAAGAGTATTATATCCTTCCGTATGTGCTCCTGTGTCATAAGCAAGAGAAAATCTTTTAGCCGTCCACTCCTCGATTATTTCATCTTTTGTTAGATCGGCAATATCAGTAATATTATCAAATATAGGATTAGAAGACAAACCTTCAGCATGGGCAGATACACCATATGCGGTTGTTTTCTGTCCTTCACTATGAGAATTTAATCCATATGCCCAAGTAAAACCGCCTTCTGCGTGTGAACTAATACCATCTGCTCGAGTCCATTCTCTAAAATTAAATTTATCAGAATATGGCCCTCCTTCAGCGTGCGCTCCATAATTTGTTGCATATGTATAGCCACCTTCGGCATGAGAGCATATTCCAGATGCGGTCGCCCAGCCGCCTTCTGCATGAGATAAAAGACCTGTTGCGGTTGCTGTGCCTTCTGCGTGGCTTGCTTGTCCAGAAGCTCTCTCAGCAGGAATGGGACTCACTGTGGCATTAATTGTATGAGGTGGATTAATTGATGAATCTCCTTCAACATGTGCTGCAATTCCTGAAGCTTTATTTCCATATCCTTCAACATGGCTATATGCTCCATGAGCACGATTTTTTGTGCCTTCTACATGACTATATTCCCCTATTGCAATATTTGCTTCATAATCATTAAAAATTTCTGCGTTTTTTCCTATTATCTCATTTGTTGTTCCTATTTCTATTTCACTGCCTTCTTCCAGAATTTTTCCAGGAATACTTAAATCATCAACAGAATCAAGCTCTCCAACTATCTTAACATCATTAATCTTCGCAGTCCCATTTTCCTCAATATTTTTAATCTTATCTCCAACTACTTTTGCGTCGGCAGCTTTGCCAGACTGAGTTAATGAAACATCAATATCTACACTACCTCCACCAGAGCCGCCTTGATTTCCACCAAATGGATCAAAAAATCCCATTGACTTTCACCACCTTATATAATATAATAAATATTGCCAGTAAAAGCACTATCAAATACCAAACTGTGAATTTTCATATATCTATCTCCATAATGAGGAGTAATGAAATGTCCACAACTTGGAATCATCATTTTGTCTTCTTGATTATTGAGAGTAAAAGTTGTTCCCACTGCACCCTCAAAACCAACAAAGTCAAGAATAAGTTTTCCTGTTTTTACTTGTCCTTGTTCACGAAGATGCTTAGCAATTAATTCAACAACATTTTCACCAGCGGGCGCGCCCTTGTCATACATTCTGTAATCCATTATTCAATCACATCTCCTAAGCCACTAAAGGCTTCTTTAATAATTTTTATGTCTTCGACTTCTTCCACTTTAATTGTAATAATATCATTGAAACGAAGACTATTTGATAATATTCCAATTAAAGATTTCCCGTTAAAACATCTTTCATTTTTAATAATATGAACTGATTTTGCTTCAGAAATACCAAATACTAAATTGGCAGCCGTTCTTGAAACAATATCTCTTTTTAAACGGTAAGTAATACTCATTATTTCACCCCTTAATATTATTATAGTATTCTTCACAGAAAATGTCAAATAAATACCTCGATTGTGTTTTTCTTGACTTTTTAATAGAATTATAGTATAATTAAGATAATAGGAGGATTGATAATATGAATTTTGAGCAACGAATAATTCTTCATAATTTAAATTTAGATTATAATACGCATATGATAAATTATGAAAAACAAACTGATAGAACCTTAAATATAATTATGAATAAATTTGTAGAAAAATATAAAGATGTTTTTAATACACATAATTTTATATTAGAATATCAAGACAATATTTTTGGTATTCTTACATATTATATTCTTAAAAATATTCAGGGCGTATATCCTTTTAATTTGAAAGTTTATGGTAAAATCAAGAAAACAAAACACTTATTTTATAATAAAAAAGATATTATTACAAAATGGAGAGCAAAACATAAAAAGAATACAATCTTTATAGATTGTTTTAACCCTCTATATTATGTAGATTTTTCAGAAAAAGATTTTAATGATTTAAGTAAGTCTATTTCTATTATAGATAAATTTACTCCAGAACAATTAAATCATTTATGTTGTTTCTTTAATTTATGGAATAAAGATAATAGAGAATTATTAAGTCCTTTAAATGGAATGATAATTTCAACAATAAATGAAACTTTTAATAAAATGTCTCTTGGAAATACATTGCCAAAAGTATTTTATGATAAGTATTGCAATCCAATCCCAGATATAATAATATATAAATTAAATGGGGACGAAAGTGATTTTCCAGAGTATGATAGAATATTAAAAGAAGAAAAAAATTATATTATTTTTTATGAATGTCCAAAAGAAAAGGAACAATTCATAATTGATAATTTAAATTTCTTTATTAATAGCAGAAACGCAGCAATAAAAGGATATAATTTAAATATTTCTAAAGAAAAAATCAATCAGCTTAAAGAGCAAAGGGAGGAATATATAGGTGAAAATATTTATAGTTAATGGAAGAGGCGGATGTGGAAAGACCTCTTTTGAAAAAATGGTTGTTGAAATTGCGGCGGCGCACAATCAAAAGATTGCAGTTCTATCAACAATTGATTATGTAAAAGATATTGCGAAGAATATTGGCTGGGACGGAACAAAAACGCTTGAAAATCGACGAATGCTCTCAGACTTAAAGGATTTATTGACTCGATGGAATGATTCGCCACATCAGAGTGTATGTAATAAAATTAAAGAGCTTAACGATGTAGAAGCTATATTTATTGATAGTCGCGAGCCGGCAGATATTCAAAGGTTTATTGAAGAATATCAAGCGATGGCAGTTCTTGTGCAAAGAGGAAAAGAAGTTGTTACATATGGAAATCATGCAGATGATTGTGTTGATGATTTTGATTATGATATTTGTGTAGATAATAGTCGTGGTCTTACAGAGCTGTTTGAAGAGGCAAATATATTTTATGAAACTTTTATTAGAGGCGAATAATATTTAAAAGTCAAGATTAAAGTCTTGACTTTTTCTTTTTATTATGATATAATTATTATGAAAAATTGAAAAGGAGGATTATTTATAATGGATGAAAATTGGATAGATTTAAAAGGATATGAAAAATTTTATGAAATTTCTAATTTTGGTAATATAAGAAATTACAAAACTAAAAAGCAAAGAAAAACATATATTAATAATTCCGGTTATGTTTGTATTATTTTATATAAAAATGGAAAAAGAAAAAATTATCTTATTCATCGATTAGTTGCAGAAAATTTTTTACAAAATATCAATAATTATAATGAAGTGAATCATAAGGATGAAAATAAATTAAATAATAAAGTAAATAATTTAGAATGGTGTTCACATAAGCAAAATTGTAATTTTGGAAGTAGGAATATCCGTAGTATAGAAAAAATATCTCGAAAAATTATTTGCATAGAAACAAATGAAATATTTCTTAATGCAACTGAAATAAAAAAGAAATATGGATATGATAATAGTTTAATTCATAAATGTTGTAAAGGACAATATAAGCAAGCTTATGGTTATCATTGGAAATATAAGGAGGATTAGTATGGATAGAGTTTATTATACAGATGGCGCCGCCTCAATGAAATGTATTAATGGAGAGTATATTAGAGAAAATGGCGGGGCGGCATTTATATTGATTGATAATAACGAAATTATATATGAAGAAACGAAACATTTTAATCAAACTACCAACAATTTTTGTGAACTTTATGCTATATATATGGCTTTAAAACATTTCCATAATAATTTTTTAGATTCAGATTGTCTTAAAATTCATTGCGATTCCGCATATTGTATTAATATGCTTAAACCTGGTGGTTGGGTTTATGGATGGGTAAAAAATGGTTGGACACGAGGAAAGAAACACGAACCTATTGAAAATCTCGAGATTATCAAGGAAATTTATAGTTACCTTGAGAAAAGCAAGAACATTGAATTTATTAAGGTTAAAGGACACGCAGGTGACAAGTGGAATGAATATGTTGATAATCTTGCTGTAAAAGGAAAAATGGAGGTATAAAATGAAGGGAGCAATTATAGGAGATATTATTGGTTCAATTTATGAATTTGATAATTATAAAGGCGAGCCAAATGACTTTGAATTATTTACATTGATAAATTTTTATACTGATGATACTATATGTACTTGTGGTATTGCAAAAGCCCTGTTGGAAAAAGAAAAGCCTTCGACTACAGATTATGCGAAAAATCTTTGGAGTTTTTGTAATAAAATTGATGCAAGTGGTTATAATGCTGGCTATGGTGGAAATTTTCAAAAATGGCTTAAACAAAATCCTCCAAAGCCATATGGTTCTTATGGCAATGGCGCCGCAATGAGAATTTCTGCAATTCCATATTTCTATAAAGATAATTTTGAAGAAATGTTAAAGCAGACAAATGCCGCCACATTAATTTCTCATAATCACAAAGAATCACTCAAGGGCGCAAAAGCTGTTAGTTCTGCAATTTGGTATCTTTTAAATGGCGCAACAAAAGAAGATATTAGAAAACTTGCTAATAAATTATATGAACTGCCGCCAGTTAAGAAGATTAAATTTAATGAAACTTGTCAAGGAACTGTGCCAATTTGTTTTTCAATTCTTCTGGAAAGTAATAGTTTTGAAGAAGCAATGAGAAAAGCAGTTTGGGTTGGCGGCGATACAGATACTATCTGCGCAATTGTTGGAAGTATGGCGGAGCCGTTGTTTGGTATTCCAGAAGAGATTGAGGAGAAAATGTGGGGATATCTTAATGAGGATATGAAGAATATTGTTAGAGATTTTGAATGGAGGACGAGATAATGGAAAAAACTTTAGATTTTTTAATGGATTGTTTCCAAAATTTATCTAATAAAAGATATTATTATGTGGTATTTGTACATGAAAATAATTGGAAAGTTTTTATTGACTATTTAATGGAAAAAATAACAATTACACCAGATTCATTTATGAAAGGTGAATACTCTCTTGATATTGATTATAAAAATTCTAAACTTTATATTTTTCAAGTACCAGAATATTCTTCTGGTTTTTGCGGAGTGCGTTGTCATTTTTGCTTTTATGATAATTCAATAGATAAAGATTTTTTATATGGAGTTATTTTTCCTTGCGCGAATACATACCCAGGAATAAGACTTCCTTTTGATATTCAGAAATTAGAGGATAAATGTTATCAATGTATCTGTAAAACCTGTGCAGTTGCACAAATCAATGGAGGCGCGCCGGGTTGCGGAAATTGTAAAGATTGTGATCTAACAGATGGATGTCGCTCTTGTAATGATTATTATAATATAGAACCAATCAAAAATTTAAATAAGGAGAATGATAAATGATAATTGGAATAGATATAGATAATACACTCAACACACTCTGTAAGGCTGTTTTATCAGTATATAACGAAGATAGTAGAGATAATCTTAAGCCAGAAGATGTAAAGTCTTATTATATTGATAATTTTGTAAAACCTGAGTTTAAAGATAATTTCAAGAACTACTTTGTTGATAGACGTGTTTGGAAAAGAATTAAGTTAATAAAAGATTGTCAGAAGTATGTTGCTCGTCTTTATCGAGATGGGCATACAATTATTTTCATAACATCAACTGAACCAGAAAATCTTAAAAAGAAAGCAAATTGGCTTAAAAGAAATTTCCCATATCTTGATATTAGAAAGAGTTTATTTTCTTGTCCTAAGAAACAGTATATGGCGGGAATTGATATTTTAATTGATGATTATGAAGAAAATCTTATTAATGCTAAATATCATGGAATTTTGTTCTCGGCGCCGTGGAATAAAGATTTTGACAATGGCAAGCATGGAATTTATCGTGCAGAAAGTTGGGAACAGATTTATGAAATCATAAATTATATAAATGGATAAAGTCAAGATCAAACATCTTGACTTTTTCTTTGGTTTATGATATAATATAAGTAGAAAAATAAAATTAAGGAGTGAGTTACGAATGTTTAATTGTTTAACTTTAAAAAAACTTCGTGAAGATATTGATAAAGTAGAGAATATAAATCCAGAATATTTAGACTTACCAATATTTATAGCTTCAGAATCTGGTTATTCTGGTGCACATCTAGTCAATGAAAAATTTTCAGGAAATTATATCTTTGTAATGGATAATCATATTCATCTTCTATCTGATGATGATGACATATCATCAAATGAGATTCCTATTATTTAAAAAGAGAGGTAATTTATGGATAAACAAAAGTTATTTAAAAAATATGGTATTATATCACTAAAGAAATTATATCTTTATCTTAAAGAATTAGAAAAAATTAATCCAGAGTGTTTGGATTTAATTGTTAAAATCGATTTAATAGAAAAGGAATAATTATGGGATATTTAACTTTAAGAAAATTATATACAGATATTAAAAAATTAGCAAAAACACATCCAGAATGTCTAGATATGAAAATTTTTGTTTCTACAGAATTAGGAAGTTGGACTGCCAATTTAATTAATGAAGAAGAAACAATAGGGAATCATTATATTTATCAGCGCGATGGCTGTATTCACCTATTATCTGATGATGACTGTATATTGTCAAATGAAACTCCATTAATATAAGAAAGAGAGGTAATTTATATGTATATTATTGATAATTTTGTGACCAATTTATTAGAGCCTACATCAGATTTTTCTACTTAAATATTGAGGTGATGAAGATGGGTAAACAAACTCGTTATATTGGAGAAAAATTTGGTAGATTAACTATCATAGATGGTCCAATTAGAAAGGGCAAACAAACATATTATCTTTGTAAATGTGAGTGTGGCAATGAAAAAGAAATTAGAGGGAGTCATTTGAGTAGTGGAGGAATTCAATCTTGCGGATGCCTAAGAAAAGAGAAAATAAGTCAAATAAGAATAGATGATTTAACTGGAAGAAACTTTGGTAGATTGACTGTTATAAAAAGAGATTTTGAAAAAACAGGCTCAAACGCTTATTGGATTTGTCAATGTGAATGTGGAAAAACTACTACCGTTCGAAGTGCTGATTTAAAAAATGGACATACTCGTTCCTGTGGGTGTTTAAAGTCTTTTAAAGAAGAGGTAATTGAGGAAATTCTAAAAGAAAATCACATAGAATATGAAAGAGAATATTCATTTTCTGATTTAAAAGGAGATAATAATAAACTTAGATTTGACTTTGCTATTTTTAAAGAAAAAAAATTAAAATACCTTATAGAATACCAAGGTAGGCAACATTTTGAACCTATTTCTGAATGGGGAGGAAATAAATCACTGGAAAAACAAAAGAAATATGATTTATTAAAAAAAGAATATTGTAATAATAATAAAATTCCATTAATTTTATTAACAAAAGACGATGATATTACTATTGATTCTGTTATTATAGGAGGATATTTAAATGGATAAGAAAAAGAATATTATTATAGATAATTATGATTTTTGGAACATAGAAAGCATGAAATATTGGAGCCACCCAAAGTCATACGACCTTAAGAAAAAGAAAGAAGAATCCAAGTACATGTGTGTCTCTGGCAACTACATGGGCGCCCGCAAATATGACGGTGCTTGGAATATGCTTATCAAGGATATGGAAGGTAATTTTCATCTTCGTAGCCGCACAGAAAGTGTAAATGGTGGCTATACAGATAAGGCAGAATGGATTCCTTGGATTACAGAAGAATTGTCTTGGATTCCTAATGGCACTGTTCTTGTGGGAGAAATTTGTTTTCCTAATAATGAAGGTAGCCGAAAGATTACATCGGTACTTAATTGTCTTAAAGATAAGTGTATTGATAGACAAAAGAAAAATGGAATCTTGAATTTCTATGTATTTGATGTTCTTGCTTACAAGGGAAAATCTCTTATTGATACTCCTTTTGAAACCCGTATTCGTACATATCTCGAATACGAACTTGCAGATATCTCTAATAATAATGAATATGTTTTCATGGCAGACTATAAGGAAGGTTCTGATCTTTGGGATCTATATGGACAGGTAATTGCAGAGGGCGGCGAAGGTATTGTTATTACTCGTAAGGATTGTAAATACCTCCCTGGTAAGAGAACAGCAAGAATGACATTGAAGATGAAAAAGGAAATCAACGAAACTATTGATGCTTTTCTTGATGGCGATTATAAACCCGCAACAAAGGATTATAAAGGCAAGGAAATTGAAAACTGGGCGTACTGGGTTAATTATAAGACTGGCGAGAAATCTAATATCTGCAAGTTTACAGAATACACGAATGGTGAAACTTGGGAGCCAGTCACAAAGGCTTGGTATAATGGCTGGGCAAGTGCAGTATCACTGTCTGTAATGAAAGACAATAAACCCATTCGCGTAGCTTGGATATCAGGCATTACTGATGAACTTAAAAAGGAAATCGTTGAAATTCCCGAAAAATGGGTTAATAAAGTTGCAGAATTGACCTGTATGGAAGTAGAACACATAGACAATGAATATTCTCTTCGCCACGCAAAAATCATTCAGTTTAGAAGTGACAAAAATCCAGAAGACTGTGACTTTGCTCAGATTTCTGATAAAGCGTAATTTATTATAATCTTTTAAATAAAATTTCACTTAATTATTGGAGAATGAGGAGTATTTTACTCCTCTTTTTATTATATTAAAAGGGGTGAATTTATGATTGATTATAAGAAAATACTAACTCCAATTAGTGAGGAAATGCCGCCGCCTAGACACACGCAACTTTACCCTCGTTGTTTTACTTGTAGACATTTCCCCGTATGTGAGATAAAAATTGATTATTTAAAAACATTAACTTTAATCGAAGAAATTCTTGGTTCTCCTTGTGAAAATTATGAATTATGTCCATTACCAGTCCCGGTTCCAGAATTTAAAGGACAAATTATTATAGAACACCAAGAATATTTTCCAGAAAAAGTTGCAAGTACAAATGAAAAGGAAGGAGCTTTTTATGCTGCTAAATATACAGATGAAAAAAACATTCAGTTTATTTATATTTTTGAAGGATATTATGTTTTATTTGGAGCAGTATTTAATGAAGAAACTCAAGGGTTTGATATCTCAAAAGGAAGAGAAATTTGTTATAATTTAGAGTATCAACTTTCTGAAACAAGTCTTGATGATTTATATTTTGGTTTATTAAGTTTTAAAGAAGATCAAGAAGATAAAAAAACTCAAGAAGAAGAAAAAGATATTATTAATACAACTTACTTTTCCGCCGCCTTAGAGTGCGATTTTTATGAATGGGAAAAAGGATTGGATTATTATAAAGGAATGAAAAGGATTTTATCTAAATATCCAGATGGAGTACCTTTATCTGACGGAACTTATTATCATATAGCAACATTTCATTGCGAAGATGAAAAAGTTCCTTGTTATACGCCGCCAAACTGTGGTTATATTGGAATTCCTTACCCTGTTTTTATTCCTCCAAAATGTGAAAAGAAAAGACCTCCTACTCGAGATGAATTAAATGAGTTTTAACTCACCTTCCAAAGGAGAAAAGAAAATAATGGAAATCTTAAAGCAAAATCGAATCTCTTTTCAAAGAGAAGTCAGTTTTAAAGATTTAAACGGCTTAAAAAATGTACCATTAAGATTCGATTTTGCTATATTTAAAGATAGAAAATTAATTGCTCTAATAGAATTTGATGGCGAACAGCATTTTAAATTTACTAAACATTTTCATAAAACTGTTCTTGATTTTATGAAAGCAAGAGAATGGGATAGAAAAAAGAATGCATATTGTTTAGCTAAAAAGATTACACTTATTAGAGTTCCTTATTGGGATTTAGATAAATTAACTTTTAATTCATTATTTTCAAATCCAAATTATCGAGTAAAAGACAAGTATCATAATGATTATTTAATAAATGGAGGTGTTAAATAATGGAATTTATTTCAATTTTAGAAATAATTAAACTAATCGGCACAACATGTGGTGCACTTATTACTATTGCAGGTTTTCTTGGAGTAATATCAAAAAAACCAAGAAAATGGATTGCAGATATTGTAAAGGAAGCTACAAAAGATGAGTTTGATAAAATCCATAATTTTATTGATAAAACAGAAAAAACAGACTTAACTACTTTAAGACATGAAATTACTCTCATCTATGAAAAATATAGAGATAAGAAAGAAATCCCTATGAGAATGAGAGAAAATTTATGTTCATTATATGAAGATTATGTACAACGCGGCGGCAATTCATATGTAAAAACTATTTATGAAGAAATGTTAGATTGGAAGGTTATCTAATGATTCGCCTCGAATGACGGCATTTATTGAAGATTAAGTAATAAAATTTTACTTATTAAGTGGAAGTTAAATCGAAAGACTTGACTTCCACTTTTATTTTTGATATAATTTTATTAGAAATAATAGAATTGAGGTGAAATAAATGGCAAATATTTTGTACACAATTGATTGTCCTAAATGTATGGTTTTAGAGAAAAAACTGAATAAAGCAGGAATCTCCTATGAAACTTGTAGAGATGAAGACATTATGGGACAGAAAAATATTTCTAATCTGCCGACCCTTGAAGTAGATGGAATTCTCTATTCCTTTAAAGAAGCTGTGGATTGGATTAATGGAGGAAAGTAAATGCAAGTTAATATTAGATCAAACAAAAATTTTACCATACAGTATAATAGGCTTCAATCTGAATTTGGAACCGATATGGCAAGACTTAATGGCTTTGATGATAGACAACTATCCCTTACAGATTTTGTAGATAATTTTATTTATGAACCTGTTGTGGCAAACTCAAGTATTGATGGTAATAGTAATGTTCGAAGAAAAGATATAGTAACACTTTTAACTGAAATGCCCAAGCCACACCGTAAACTTTTAGCTTTCAATAAGATTTATTATGAATATCAGAAAGCATATGGTTTTAAAGCGGCGAATGATTGGCTTCGTAGAGAGTGGATGGGACAACTTTATATGCACGATGCAGATACAGCTACTTTTAAACATTATTGTTTTGCATACGATTTAAAGGATTTGGCTGAAAAAGGACTTTATTTCTTGGAAGACACTTTCAACAATAAGCCGCCAAAACATTTAACAACATTTGTTGACTTTGTTAAAGAATTTATTAATTTTGCAAGCAATAGAAGCTCTGGTGCAGTAGGCCTCCCCAATCTTATTCCTTATATGTATTATTTCTGGAAACAAGATTGCGATTCAGCATATCTTGGAATGAATCAATTTGAAGATTATGCTAAACAGAATATCCAGCGTTTTATTTATGCTGTTAATCAACCTTGCGTAAGGGATAGAATCTAATTAGAACTGTCCATTTATTACTTTTCCAGTAATCACTGGGGTCACTTAAATAGTGGCTAACGAGGGAGCCTGGAGCCCCTGTCGAGAGACATAGGTATGGTAATCTCGTGGGAATCGTTTAATTGCTCTAATAAATAATTATAAAGGAGGTGAAATGAATGGAAAAATATATTTACATAATTACAAACGATATCAATAGTAAGGTTTATATTGGTCAATCAAATGACCCCAAATATAGATTTAATCAACATTGCCGCCCTAATAGTGATAATAGTTTAATAGATTTGACTATACAAAAATATGGTAAAGAACATTTTACTATGTCAATATTAGAAGGTCCAATAAAGAATTACAATGAACGAGAAAAATATTATATTCTTAAATATAATTCTTTAAGACCAAATGGCTATAATATTCTTGAAGGAGGAAATGAACCACCTCTATTTAAAGGTATTGAACATCCTGAAGCAAAATTTAAAACTGATATTGAATTAGAAAAAATTGCTTCAGATTTGAAATTTACAAAAAATAGTATAAGAGATATTGCTAAAAAGTTTAATGTATCTTCTTCTTGTGTAAGT